GTGGGATAATTGTAAAATTTTCTTTACCTGATCTTTGTTTAATAATAAATGCCATTAACTCACCATAAACATCTGATCTCTTTGCAGTAATTATTTCTGCTGTAAAAGCAAATCTTTGTCCGTCAATTTGTCTTGCCAATTTTTTACCACTATCTGATTTCGAGATAATAGTGTTTTGAATAGACTTGATGCCCATTGTTGAAAACTTTGCATTTGATATAGGAAAAGCACCACTCATTATACTAAATTATTTTCTCCTCTTTCATTCACAGCTTGATTAATTATGTTTGATATTGTTCCTCTATTTTGAATTAACATATCTTGAAATCCTGTTGCATCTAAAGTTGTAATTGCAAAATTAACATTTACAGGACTCCCACCTGTTCCTCTAGCTGATTGTGTAATCTGTCCTGTTTGGTTTGGTATAAATAATTCTGCACCTCTTTCACCTACAATAGTTGGTTGTCCTTTTGATACTGCACCACCTGATTGTTTTCCAAAGAAAGGAATATTGAATCCACCTAAAAATCCACTTACTTTTGAAAAAACTGCTTGTATCTGTTTTTGTTTTGATATTGCTTTTTCTAATGCAAGTTCAACTGTTTTTCTAGCAACTATTTCAATCATGGTTGCTAAAACTTGTGTAATTAAAGTTTGTGCTAAAGATTGGAATGTAGCTTTAAGTTCTTTACCTAAAACAATAGATTCAGCTATACCTTGTGAAAAACCTTTTATACCTTTTTCTAAAACTAAAGTAACTTGTTTAGATATGTCTGTTAAATCTTTAAGTGGCTTGTTTATATTTCCTTTTATAGTTCCAGCTATCTCACCAAATTTTGTTTTTGTTGCTTCAGCTTCTGCCTTAGCTTTTGCTATTTCAGCATTCATTTTAGCTAGTTCAGTTGTGTTTTTTATAACTGATTCTTCAATAGATTTTATAAATTTTTCTGCAAATGAAAGTTCTTTTTTAAAATCATCTGCTTCACCACTCGATAAACCCATTTTCTTTGCAACTTCTTCAAGATCAATACCAAGTTTTTTTATTATTCCACCTAATGCTAAAACAATAAATTTACCTCTCCTACCTAGAAGTAAAAATCCTAATATACCAAATTCTCTGACACCAGCTGGTAAAACTTTTATTAGATCAATAGTTCCTGATATACCAACTGCAATAATTTTAAACACACCTTTAACTGTGTTAAAAACTTCATTAAAACCTAGTAAAATTTGTTTTATAATCTCAACAAAATTTTTACCAACTGTTCCAGCAAAATTTCTTAATTGTTCTTCGTTTTCTTCTAATAGATCATTAACTGTTGCTAAACCACCTTTTATAAAATCAAAAAAACCAGCTTCATTTACACCTAATTTGAATTGGAATATTTTGTCGTTTATCATTGATAAAGTTCCTGTAAAAGTAGTTGCTAAAACTTCTGTTGCTCTACCAAATCTTCCATTTTCTCCAAAAACTTCTTCAAATCTTTTAATTGTTTCTTCTACTGATACTGTTGCACCAGCTTGAAATCCTAATAATGCTCTTACACCTCTTTCTCTAAATATATCTGCCGCAGATATACCACCAGCAAATGATCTTTGTATTTGTTCTGCTGTTGTTCTAAAATCTAAACCTGTAACTGCCGAAACATTACCTACTATTTTTAAATTTTGTGCTAGTGCTTGTGCATCTTTTGATATAACTGCTAAGTTTCCTGAAGCTGTTGCGATTTCTTGTAATGTAAAAGGAACTTTACCAGCAAATTTGACAAGTGCGTCAAAAGCTTTTTTACCCTCATTGACAGAACCAAATAAAAAATTAAATCTTACACCTAATTCTTCTACTTCTCTACCAACATTTGTAAATGATCTAATAATAAATCCACCACCAATACCTATTAATGCTGATTGAATAGAAAATATTGATGATCTTAGTCTTGTTAATGAAGCTTGAACTCCTGATAATGCTTGTCTTGTTTTATCTTTTGCTAAAATATTTAAAACTAAATTTTGTGCCATTACTTATGCCTTGCTTTTCTTAATTGTTCTTGTTGTTCTTCTTGTTCAAGTAATAAATACCCAAGCCAATGATTATACTCCCAAACTTCCATTTTTAAAAGTTCGGTAATAGATATTTTTAACCTATCTGCGATTACAAGTAAATTTTTAATTTCAGGTGTAGATTTTAGTTTTTTTTTACCTCGTCAGGTGTGATTGCCTGAACCATAGCAGTTGCAATTCTTGAAAGAATATCAGAATCTACTTTGTGCATAAGAGGTAATTTATCTTCTAATTTAAAAACTTTATTTCCATCTTTATCTAAAGCTTTCATTAAAAGTATATCTGCTAAAATACTGACATCAGTTAAATTGTCAGATTTTTTAAATAATTTGTTTTTCTCAGATAGTGTTATTGGATTCCAATAAAGAACTGTTGGCTTTCCATCATCATCTTTCCATTCAGGCACTTCAATAGATTGTGTGCCTAAATTCTCAAAATGAGACTTTGCTCTATCTATAACTGACATAAATTAATATTAGACAGTTCCTCTAGTTAAATCACCTGTTCCTTGAAAAGTAACTGATCTAGTAATTACTGCGTCCATAGCATTATTTACAGACATTCCAGTAACAATCCCTGTACCAGTAAAACTTTCATCTCCTGATGAATTACCCTCAGGTAATAAAACAAAAGATATAGAACTTCCTACTGTTAAAGTTTGTTGTGGTGAATCAGTTTCATCA